ACCGGAGAAATCAAAGATAAATTGTATAGTGCAAAAACAAACAAAGGTATGCCTTCAAAGAAAGGTATGCCTACAACCCATCAATTACAAATGATACTTAGAATACACTATGCTAAGGCAGGTTTTTGTAATCAAGCAAAACAAACAATATGGAGGAATAGAAATGAGTAAAATAGAAGAAGAAGTTTGTAAGAAAATAATGCTGAGAGCCGATATTGGAGAAATTAAATACGGTATCACAATGGATAAAGAAAATTTAACAAGAAAAGAATGGCTAATCCATGCACAAGAAGAAGCGATGGATTTAGCAATTTATCTACAAAAGTTAATAGAAATGGAGGATTAAAAATGAAAGCATCGGAAAAAATAAAAGAAATAGAAAATAATTTAAAAGACTACAAAGAATTGTTAGAGGCTCTACAAGATATGGAAATGATTTATGACAATATCGCAGATTGGGTTGATATTTACAAACCCCATCACATAGGTATGGAATTATCTCAAGCAATATATGATGTTATGAATAAGATAGAGGAAATAGAATCTAAGTTGGAGAGGATATAATGTTATGGACAGAAAAATACAGACCAAGTAAATTAAGTGATATTGCAGGACAGGAGCATTTTGTATTAGATGCAGAACAATGGGTATTAGAAAGAAATATGCCTAATGTTCTTGCTTATGGAATGCAAGGAACAGGTAAGACAGGTGCGGCTATTGCACTTGCTAAATCTATGTTAGGAGATACTTTCAAAGATAACTTCTTTGAAGTAAATGCTAGTGATGATAGAAGATTAGAGACTGTTAGGACTACAATAAAACAAGTAGCACAAAGCGGAACATTAGGTGATGCACCATTTAGAATAATGTTATTAGACGAGATGGATGGTATGACTAGTGATGCTCAAAATGCCTTGAAGAGAATTATGGAAAGATATGCTAACAATATTAGATTCATCATTACTTGTAATGATAAGTCAAGAATTATCTTTCCACTTCAAAGTAGATGTGCTAATTACAGATTCAACCCACTAAAGAATGAGGTTGTTCTTGAAGTTATTAAAAACATTCTCGATAAAGAACAGGTCGAAGGCTTCGCAGATGAAGATTTGGCTCGTTTTATATATGATTTAGATGGTGATTTACGCAGGGCAATAACCGAGATTCAAGCGGCTAAAGCCTCAAATTTCACGCTAAGAAAACAGGTGCAGGATTCATTAAAAGAGTTCGATGAAATACTAAATTTAATACTTAATAAAAAACCAAATGAAACATTGAATAAATTACATGACATTTTGTATGGAGGAAGAAGCGTGAAGGAAATATGTCTAGCGTTACACAATTCTGTCTTAGCGGCAGAAGGATTAGAGTCCAAAGAGAAGTTTAAACTTCTTAGGATAATAGGGGAAACAGAATTTCGTTCTACTACCATGACCCCTAAAGTGATAATATCATGGATGGTAGGACAAATATGAAAAAAAAGGAAGTGAAAAATATGGATATAAACGATGATAAAATAAGAAAAGAAATAGAAAATGGTGCGAAGCATATGGATGTTTCAGTCGAGGAATTGACTGACAAATATGTTTCAATATGTAAGGAGAACAATTTGGATGCCAATAATCCTGTTGCTCTTGCTATGCTTAGAAACTATGTTCGTGGTAATATGAGAATGAAGAAGAATAACAATAGTGGCTCTAATAGTTTAGTTAAGAGTGCCTTTGGATTATTTATCTCATTAGATGCACCAAGAGATATGATGGCATGGAACAGAAATAGAGCAAAGGAAGAATACATCCGTGATAACGATAAAGCGTTAGAAGATGGTCTTGTTGCAGTTGCCACAGAAAACGAAGATGGTACTTTTACCATTGCTAGACACTATAAGGGTGACTATCAAGAAGCAGTAGTAAAGGCATTAAACGAGGGTGCAGAAGTATTAGATAATGGCACTATTATAATTCCATTAGATAGTCTAGCAAACTACCCAAGTGGTGCTGAAAACAGAAGATACGGTAAGCCTCTTCCTGTAAATGAATTTAGAAGAAGCGGTATTTTCTTTGGTTCTCTCGGAACTGGGGAAATGAAGCCTTATTATTTCTCTTACAAAAATCAAGCAGGAGTAGATTTTGCTCCAAATACATTTGAGTGGGTTCATTTCCTTTGTATTCCTAGTGATGATGGTTCTGCAATCTATGGTATGACAACCACGACTTTGAAGAGTCTTATGCTCAATACTGAAGTAGACCCAGAAGGCGACGATTACCGAGATATGTCAAGTTTTGACTTTGAATCTTGTTTAGCGACAAATTTCAAGAGTCATCTTGTTCCTCTTTCAAATGTTGATAGAGCGCACATTGAACGACAAACTCTACCTGCAAGAGAGCGATTTATTATTACAGATGGTTCTGTTGATAGTATTACTATGACCGCTACTGCGAATGGTAATCGAATTATTAACATTAGCGACCTTTCTGCTGAATTTGTTGAAGATGGTGAGAATTACACAACCTGTTGGATTCCTAGCCATATTGATATTGACTTCGGAATTGCTTCTTCTGTTATTGTTGTTGGTCGAACATCTCAAAGAATTGTTGATGGTGTCGCTGATGCAGTAACAATCAATGTTTCAGGATTAATGGTAACTAATCGTGTTGGTGCGCCTCCAGAAACAGTTGAAGTTGTTGAAGACGATTTAGATTGGTTTTGATTAGGTAATAATTAAAATCAAAGGATAGTGTAACAGTAGGCTGGTGATGACTGTCAAAGGGGTGCAAAGCCCTATTAAATGAGGAATTTTTATGACAACAGATTTAAAAGAAGAAAGATTCCTTTTGAAAGGCGATGCATATATCGTTGATTTAGCAAATGTTGATTTCTTAACTTGGAGAAAGAACGAGAAAGAGAACGGAACTTATTGGCTAAAGATGCATTTCCAAACAAAGGAAGCAAGATATATTTGCGATAAATATGAATTAGCAACTATCGTAATGGCATGGACAAAGATGCATGGTAAAGAATTAGATATAGATATAAATGAATTAGGTGATAGTTATGGGAATAACAGATAATACAAATAAAGATGAGAAGACAAATTTTGGAAAGCAACAAGAAGAATTTAATTCTCGCTTTCGACAAATTATGGAACAAAAAAGAAAGGATAGAAAGAGCCGAATGGTTCTTGGTATTTGGGGAGAACCAAAGACAGGTAAAACTGGTATTGCTCTCGATTTCCCAGAACGTAAGATTTACGTTTTAGATTGGGATAGTGGCGTTGAATCTACATGGATTGAATGCCATGACGCAACAGAACGAATTGAAGTATTTGACCCAATTGTTCAAGACAAAGAAAACAAAATTGATATTACTGCGTCTGAACAAAACTCACATGACTTTATTCGTTATGTTCGAGGACAAATTGAAAACGGTGAAAAGCCTATCTTTGTGATGGATGGAGTAGATACATGGTTTGAAAAATGTATTTACAAAGTTAATCCAAACCCAACAGTTGTAACAAAGATGATGCCATATCAGTATGG